TTAAATCAAATGAAAAAAAAGAAAGAAATAAAAGACCGTGTGTATAAGTTGAGAAACGGTCATCAACCATTAAGTCACACGATTAATTCTAGAAATACAAGAAGAAAGCCATTATTATATTTTGATGGTGAACACAATAGACCTTTACGTTATGCATCCAATCAAAAGAGTCCTTTTGAAGATGAGCAAGACAAAAACGTAATATTAGACCCAGTTATTTTTGAAGATGGAATGTTAGTGGTTCCTAAAAACAACCCTGTATTGCAGGAGTTTTTACATTATCATCCAGACAATGGTTCTGTTTTTGAAGAAGTAGACAAAGAAGCAGATGCTCAAAAAGAAGTAGATTATTTAGAGGTTGAGGCAAAAGCATTTAAGCAAGCTGCTGAATTAACTTTAGACCAAATGGAAACTTTAGGTAGAGTATTCTTAGAGCTTAGAGTAGGTAATTTGACTACTGCTGAATTAAAAAGAGACATTATACTATTTGCTAAAAACCATCCGGAAGACTTCTTAGATGCTCTTAATGACCCAATGCTGGAGCTACAAGATACTGTAGTTAAAGTATTTGACAAAGGATTGTTAAGCTTAAGAAACAACGGTAAGGATGTTTATTATAATCTTAAGACTAAAAAAACTAAGCTTTTAACTATTCCTTTTGGAGATGATCACGTACAGACAGTGGCATCATTCTTCCAGAAAGATGAAGGTATTGAGATATACAAAGCCTTCCAGGATATGTTAGAAAAATAGGCTATCTTTGTAAGATTATTAACCACTTAATTTTTTAAACAATGCAAAAGTTTTTAAGTATACCAGTTACAAGCGAGCAAAAACAATTAGTCTCGTGTAACGACATTAAATTAATCGAACAAGGCTCTACAACTACAGTAACTATAGCTTATGGAGGCGGTAAAGTAGTAACTATTACTCACGCTGTTGACGCTTCTGGAAGTGAAGATATGAGAGATGCTATTCAGGATGGTGTTGTTCAAGTATTAAAACAACAATGGACTGAAGTTATTTTAGAAATGGGTTCTTTGCCAAAAGCGGTAAGTGCAATTGAAATAGTTTAAGATATGGAAAAGTTTTTAAACATACCCGTATACCCTCTAGTAACCAATGGAGGCCCATTGACATCAGCTACGCCTGGTTCAGCTAACTTAAATGTTTCTGGAGCTACATTTATAGCAGACGTTTCTGTAGGTGACATTGTTCATAACGGAACTGATGATGAATACTATTTAGTATTTAACATAGCTAGTAATACTCAGTTAGATTTAACACCTTTAGAAGGTGCCGCAGCTAGTATACCGGCTGCTAAGCAAGTTTACATTCATTCAGGAACCGTTAGCAATAGCCAATTAGTTTCTGGGTCAGGAGTTTTATTAGTAGAACAAGCTAGCACTAGCACTGTAACTATTACCTATGATGCAGCAGCAGCAGCAGCTGATGTTGTTACTTTAACACACACTCCAGTTGCTTCAGGAAGTGAAGCAGTTAGAGACTTGATTGAAGACGCAATAGTTAAAGGTTATTCTTCTAGCTGGACAGATGTTTCTCACGATGTATCTGTTTTACCTAACAAAGTAATAGCAATATCTTTAGGATAATATTTTACCTAACACAACACAAAAGAGCTTCTACTACTAGAGGCTCTTTTTTTTTGCTTATCTTTGTATAAAAGATTTTAGATGATAAATTCTGTTAGAAATACTGTTCTTTCTATACTGAATAAAAATAATTACGGATACATCTCCCCCGCTGACTTTAACCTTTTCGCAAAACAAGCGCAGCTAGATATATTTGAAGATTACTTTTACCAGTATAATACTCAAATAAACAAAGAGAACAATAGGCTAGGTAGACTATCTGGTACAGGTTATGCAGACCTTAAAAAAGGACTAGAAGAAGTATTAGATAGTTTTTCTGTAACTGCATTCTTAACTAGAGTAAACGCGAATAATTATTCCCTACCTTCGGATTATTACTTAATTGATAAAGTATTCTATTACCCAACTCAATTAGCTACAGGATTAACCACCAGCACAACAGCAGGTAAGCTAGACGATTCTACCGCTGCTTTTATAGGTGTAGTAAGTATTGGTGACATAGTGGTTAACACTACTGATTCTACTTCTGCTTATGTTACTGCGGTTGCTAACACATCATTAACGCTAAGTGCTGATATAATGGTGGTAGATGAAAATTATGCTGTTTATAGTAATACTAATATTACGGAAGTTGAAAGAGTAAGCCAAAGTAAGATATTTTATTTAACTAATTCTAACTTAACCGCACCAAACAAACAATATCCAGCTTATGTGTTAGGTGGAGCTACAAGTACTACTTTAGGAAACAACATCACAGTTTATCCATCTACAATTAGCGGGGTTGCCGATGTTCAAACACAATACGTTAGATACCCTCAAGATCCTAAGTGGACTTTCCAAACTTTAACAGGAGGACAACCTTTGTTTGACCAGTCTCAAGCAGATTTTCAAGACTTTGAACTACCTTTATCTGACGAAACAGATTTAGTTATTAGTATATTAAAGTATGCTGGATTATCAATTAGAGAGGCTGAAGTTGTTCAAGCAGCAACCACACAAGAGAATCTAGAAACTATACAAGAAAATAGCTAATGGCATATATATCACAGTATCAATATTATGAAAATGGAGGTAATAATCCAGAGAACGCTAACTGGGGTTCTTATCAGTATGTTTCTTTGCAAGACATTGTAAACAATTATATGTTAATGTATGTTGGTAACAATCAACTTATTAATAATGTAGATAGATATCAAGTTTTGTTTCACGCTAAAAGAGCTATACAAGAACTAAATTATGATGCATTTAAAGAAATTAAAATACTTCAACTAAATGTTGGAGCTAACTTAAGATATATACTACCTTCTGATTTTGTTAACTGGGTAAGAATATCTGTATATCACAACGGAACTTTGTTTCCTTTAAGTGAAAATGTTCAAACTAATTATGCTTCTGCTTATTTGCAAGACAATAACAATAATTTATTATTTGACTCAAGTGGTAATGTATTAAGTCCTGAAAACTCTCAGATTACATTAGATAGAATAGCTGGACTTACTAGAAGCCAATACTTAAATGAGACTAGCCCTTACTATGGTTACTATGGGTTTTGTTTGGAAGGGTGTTGGTATTTTGACTTCTCTATTGGTGGTTCTTATGGATTGAATACAGAAACAGCAAACGCATTGCCTACTTTTAAAATAGACAAAAAAGGTGGCGTAATCAATTTTAGTTCAGGGGCTGGTAATAAATCAGTTGTGTTAGAATATGTTTCTGATGGTATGGAAAATGGTGATGATTCATTAGTTACTGTAAACAAAATGTTTGAAGAGTTTTTGTATTCTTATATAACTTACTCTATATTAAACACAAAACTAAACGAGCCAGAGTATATTGTTAATAGATACAGGAAAAGCAAATCAGCATTACTTAGAAATGCCAAGATAAGAATGAGTAACATTCACCCAGGAAGACTACTTATGAATTTAAGAGGTCAAGATAAGATTATAAAGTAATATGCAATTAGATAGTTTCTTTTTCAAGGGCATAATGAATAAGTCTAGCGACGAAAGGATACTACCTCCTGGAGAATACGTAGACGCACTGAATGCTAGGCTTGGTTCAACAGAAGATTCTGAAATAGGAACTGTAGAAAACACTAAGGGCAATACGAAAATAACCAACATCACTAATCAAGGAGTGGCATTAAGTGCTAATGCTGTGTGTATTGGTTCCTATGCAGATGAAAGTGATGAAACTATTTATTGGTTTGTAACTGACCCTTCAGTAGTTGACTTAATTATTTCTTTTAATGTAAAGACATCTGTTACTATATACCACGTTATATCTACTACTGTATTAAACTTTAATCCAAGTAATTTAATAACAGGGGTTGAGTTAATAGATAGGTTTTTAATATTTACAGATAATTTAAACCCACCTAGAAAAATAAATGTAGATAGGTCTTATGCGTTTCCTGTTGGTGGAGTAGACCAAATAACAGAAGAAGAAATTAATCTTATAGTTAAGCCACCTATTAGCCCTCCTACTTTTACATTGTCTAGTGCTGATGGTGACGATCAAAGTTTTTTTACAGATAAATTTATTTCTTTTGCTTATAGATTTAAGTATGAAGATGGAGAGTACTCTGCGTTATCTCCATTTAGCCTTCCTGCTTTTGAGCCTGAAAACCCTGACTTAGTTGAAGTTGATTTTAATACTATTAAGAACGAATCAATGGTTAATGCATACAATGCTGCAACTGTGTTTTTTAGTACGGGTTCTAATTTAGTTAAAGAAATAGAAGTTTGTTATAAAGAAAGTTCAAGCACTGTTATTAAAGTAATTGATAAGTATAGTAAGTCTGACTTAGGGTGGGCTGACAATTCAACACAGTCTATATTTTTTAGAAACAAGGAAGTGTTTAGAGTTCTGTCTGCTAATGAAAGTTTAAGACTTTATGATAATGTTCCTTTAAAAGCGAAAGCCCTAACTAGTTCTGGAAACAGGTTGATGTTTGGTAATTATGTAGATGGATATGATATGAAGTCTGCTGATGGAAACGATGTTAAACTAAATTATGTTACCAGTTTATCAGGAGCTCAAAGTAATATTAAACCCATTCTTGGAGCGTCTAGCTCTTCTGACTACCAAGTATTAAACGGGAGTTCTACCCCAAGCACAGTAAGTGTAGATAATTCAAAAGCTGTTTTTGATTTTGGACTAACACAATTCACTCAAGGAACTTTTGTTTCTTTTAATGCTACTTTGAAAAGCTACGCAACTGGTGGTAATATATATAACCAAAATGCTTCTGTTTTAAACCTAACTAGGCCAACAGGAGGTTTTACTTTAACTATAAGTTCTAATGTTCAGCTAACTAATACTTATACAGATGTAGCATCCTTTGTTGGTAGCACAGATTTTGAAAACTTAATTGGAACAGGATTAGCCACAGCAACACCTGTTTACAAGCCATTTAGTGATGCATCGACAGGATCAACAGCAACAGACTTTATTAATAATAGCGTAATAATTAGCCCCGCTACTAATAGTGTAAGTAGTAGTGCAGCAACTCCTGTTAATTCAGCTGTTCCAAATGCAGCTGTTGCAGGCTCAACACCAGTGTCTCCAGCTTATCCAACTGGTCAAACTGGGTTATTAGAAACTTTTGATATTACTACACCAACTCAAGTTACTATACAATCATTAATGATGGTATACGAAACAGGGTCTACAAAATCATTTGAAGGTTTTGAGTTTTTAAGTTCTTCTTTTGAGTTTGACATTAGTAGAGGTAAAGAGAGCTTGCATAGCAATAGAGATTATGACTTAGCTATGGTTTATATGGATGACTACGCTAGGTCAAGTACTGCTTTAGTAAGTTTAGATAGTAGTATTAATGTACCTCCCTCTAATTCTACAATAATTAATAGAGCGCAAGTAAATATACCAGTTAGCCAAAAAGCTCCTTCTTGGGCTAAATATTATAAGTTTGCAATCAAGCCTTCTAAATTAAATTACGATACTATATTTATTATTAGAGCTGAACCAGACTTGGATGACACAACTCAGTTTTGGTGTCAACTAGAAGGAGAAACCTCACAAAAAATTGTTGAAGGAGAAACATACACTGTAAAAAGAGACATTAATGGGCCTGTAGGTGCTTATGTAGAAGCTACTTGTTTAGCTAAAAGCACATCTCCAAATTTAGATACTACTGCTCCTGCTTACCCAGGGCCTGGGGTATATGCTAAGTTTTCCCCTGGTGGTAATTACAGATTAGATGCGGGTAGTATTATTACTACAGAGAAAGCACAAGCTTCAGAAAAAAATATTACTGCATTCGGAAAAGGAATTCAAACAGTTATTAGTGGGGTATCTGGTAAATTTACCGGTACTTCTATTCCAGAAGGGTCTAATATCACGATAAAAATAACTTGTGAGCGTGAACAGCCAGAGCCTTATTTTACAAGAACAAGTGAAATGTTTTTTAAATACAGTAAGCTAGATATTACTAGAACCGCTAATAAAACTTATCAAACATATCCTACTTTTGCTGAGAATTTAGAAGATATGATTGATAGTCAATTTGTAAATGATCAAAAATTTTTCCCTGGCACAAGCGTTAATTATTCTGGAAATAAAGGAATTAAGTATAAATTTAAGTTAGACAATACGCTTATGGCTAATGATGCTAATCCTGTTGTTCCAACTGAAGGTAAGATAACAACATCAAATGCTATTCATTCTGTAAGTTTTAACATAAGTGGAGGAAACGCTATTGGGTTTCAAAGTTCTTTTCCAACTATTATACAGTGGCAAAATAATGGAACTTCAAAAATAAGTGCCAAAGTTGTTTTAAGCAATATCCCTGATGGTTTAGTTGTATTTGAAACAGATGGTGAAGATACTGCAAGTGAATTCTATTATGAAGGAAATGAAGTATTTGATATTAATGGAGACCTTCACGATGGCAACTTACAAAACCAAAACAACTGGGCTTTTTATGATAATGCCCAAAACAACACTTATAGAACCTCTCAAGGGTTACCTGCTTCACAATTTTATGGCGGCAATTTAGCTTTAACCACTACAGGAGGAACTGGTGATGACGCACCATTTTCTGTGGGTGACGTAGTGAACGTACAACAAACTAATTTATCGCCAACCAACCCGCAATACAATGGTCAACATACAGTATTAGAAAAACCAGATGCCAACACTATAGTATTAGACGTGGCATTTGGAACTGCAACCCCTGTAGAGGGTGGGACTGTTAACGCAGACGCTATTGTGCTTACTAACTTTTTTAACTCTTATTGTTGGAGTAATGGTATGGAAAGTTGCAGGATTCAGGACTCATTCAAAGAAGATGCTCTTAATATTGGCGAAAGAATATTTACTTTATCTGAAGGTGAGTTTAGACAGAAACGAAGAAATGCTTCTATTACTTATAGTGGCATATACAACGATGAAACTAAGTTAAACAGAACTAACGAATTTAATTTAGGTATTCTAAACTTTAAAGATTTAAACGAAGACTTTGGTAATATAGAACTACTTAAAGCAAGACAGAATGATTTACTAGTATTACAAGAAGATAAAATATCTTACGTATTGGTTAATAAAAATGTGCTTACTTCAGCTGATGGTTTGTCTAATGTCACATCAACACCTACTATTTTAGGTAATCAAGTAGCTCGTTTAGAAGAATATGGTATTAGTCACAATCCAGAAAGCTATGCAGAGTTTGGATATGACAAGTATTTTACGGATTCAAAGCGTGGTGCGGTAATTAAGTTAAGTGGTAGCTCTTATTCTAATGAATCACTAGAGGTTATATCACAAGCTGGAATGAGGTCCTACTTTAGAGACTTGTTTATAGATGATTTTAATACTCAAAAAATAGGAGGATACGATCCTTATATGAATGAGTATGTGTTAAGTAGTAACAATAGAACATTGCCAGTAGAAGCTCAGACTGTAAACTGCGGTTCAGAACTAGAGTTTAACAACCAAACCGTCAGCTTTACCTATACTGTTAAGCTAGGGGCTTCTATGGGAACTACGGACATTGATTACAATGTAACTAGTGGAAATATAAACATATCAGTTACTTACAATGGCACCACTACTAGTTCAGGTAGTGTTACAGGAAGTGGAACTTTTCAGTTTAATAAAAACATACCTTCTATTGAAACTGCTGTTATTACAGTGGCTGTAGTGGGAGTGTCCGCAAATTATTCAATTACCGCTCAGTGTCCAACTGCAGCTGTTATTAATGTATATCAAATATGTTTAAATAGCGAATTTACAGGATTAGCTCCAACCATACATAATCAATATGAATGGGCTTCTAGTAATTTAACCCCTTCTGTATCTAGCCCACTTATTAACCAACCTGTGACTTTTACCAATGCACCAACAGGATCAGGTGTTGGAACACAAAGAGTGGCTCAGTACCAGGTATATGCTTCTCAAATAGGTATTGGCACAACTCCAACTCCAGAAGCGGTTGTTACGGTTAAGTCAGCTAAAACAGGTTCTGATTCATTTGACTTTAATACCAATAACGGAAACAGATTATTGCATTTACTAAGCAATACTACTTACGCCAATACTCAAGCGGGTATTATTTCTTTGTTAGCTGCTAGTACTAATTTAACTATATCCAATACTTCAAGTGGTATTTTTGAAGGATCGTTTAATTATGCTAACCCAGACTCAATCCCAACTAATTACACTAACTTGTATTTAATATACGACTACAGAAGCTCAACTCAGGTTAATTTATCTTTTGGGTCAACAGAAAGTATAGTTTGCGGAGGAAGCGGAACTTTAGGACCGTACTTCTTAGATGCAGCAGTTCCTTCTGAAGCGACAGTGGTTTATAATGACGCTGCAATGACAGTGCCTGCAGCTGATGGTTATTATTTATATGTAAATCCAAATCCAACAGTAATTGATACGTATTGGTTAAGACAACAAAGCGGAAGAGTTGTTCAAGTAAGTGAATGTACAGTTTAAATTATGGCAGAAATAACAGTATCATATAGCCCAGGAGTAAAAGGATGGCCTTCCTTTTATTCATTTATACCAGAGTATACTCAAGGTATGAACAATTATTTATATACATTTAACAATGGTCAATTATATAGGCACAACACTAACGCATTAAGAAACAACTTTTATGGTGTTCAATACAACACAACTATTAAAAGTGTATTTAATAAAGGACCATTAGAAAATAAATTATTTAAAACACTTATTTTAGAATCAGACGCTCCCTGGTCAGCTACTTTAGCAACTGACTTACCTCAAGTAGGTAGTATTGCAGATACTTATTTTGAAAAGAAAGAAGGTAATTACTTTGCTTTTATTAGGTTCCTAGAAACAGATATTAATTTATTAATGAGATACGCCAACGGAATAGCAAACGTAACTACTGTTGATGCCACCACACCTACTGCAACTACACTAACTTTTGCTAGTTCGGTAAATATAGGTAGTATTATTAGTGTAGGGGATATGGTTTATTATGGGTCAACACCTACTTTAGGTGGTGTAGTAACGGCATTAACTGGTCAAGTTGTTACTATAGACACAACAATAGCAGGCGCAAGTGCTCCTAGTGATGGTGATTTTATACTATATGTTAAGAACACAGTAGCAGAATCTCACGGTGTAATGGGACATTACTGTGAGTACGAACTAACTAATACTTCAACTTCTAAAGTAGAATTATTCTCCGTTGGTTCAGAATCAATGAAAAGTTTCCCGTAATTTAGTATATTTGCATATGGATCCAGCTACAATGTTAATTATAAGCGGAATCACTAAAGGGGCAGGAGCTCTTTTTAGTCTAGGTCAAGCAGCTAGAGCTAAAAGTGATTTGAAAACCGCTACAGATCAAGCTAAAAAATATATAGACAAAGCATATCAAAGTGCAGACGTAAACACTCAAAGAATGAGAGCTATTGATACTAGTTTGTATGATACTGCTAGTGAGAATATAAGTCAAGATTTATCCACTGTATTAAATGTCACTGCGGGAGAAGACCCAAGATTGGCTGCAGCTCAAGGAAGTAGACTAGCACAACAGTCTGCAGAACAAAGACAAGCTTTGGAGATGCAGAAAAGAAAAGATATTCAAGGTTTAGAAAAAGATATTGCAGAGGGTGAACAAGCTAGGTTAGCTAGAATAGCTAATTTAGACGTAGCTCAAGCACAAGGATTTCAGCAACAAGCTGCTGAAGCACAACAAAGAATGACTCAAGGAACACAAGCCGCTTTACAAGCTCCAGCATCGGTAGTTGGGGACTATACCGCTATGATAGAGGCTGGTGTAAATCCAAATAGTTTTTTACCTGAAGGATATGCTGAATATAAAAAAGGCACTTCTGGTAAGTATTATAATGTTCCAAGTGGCTTATCGGCTATGCAGTTCAAGAAATTTATGAAACAATAATGGCAGCACCAGGATTAGGTTACGTAAAAAGAGATGTTGAAAAGACTACCGTTGATTGGGGAGCAATTAGTGGTGGCTTAACCACAGCATTGGGTGGAGCATTCGCTGCAGGCGAAAAACAAAAGGCAGCAGTAGCGGTAACAGACCAGGCTGTTAGTGCTGAAATACAAAAACTTCCTAAAGGAGCAACTCCAGACCAAACAAAATATTATGCTAGTATCATTCAAAAAGTTGGTGATGGTAATCAAAAAATAAAAGAGCAGTATGATAACGGTGAAATAAGTGCTACTCAATATAAAATAGCAACAAACGCCTTAACTAGCCAATATCAGATATTAAAAAATAATTTAGTTAACTATCAATCTTCTTACGATAAACTACGTGAAAACGTATTAAAAGAAGGAACTGGAAATGTTTCTTTATTGATGGCTAAAATACAAAACACACAAGGAGACCTCGCAAACAGAACTGTTGATTGGAATATGGATTCTATGATGTTAGAATCTGCTACTAATGTAAATGGTCAAATAGTCACACAGCCAGTTGCTAATGACTTAGGCGTTATGAACTTCTACAATAAGGGGTTTAATATAGATATAATCAATAAGGCAGATTTAACTTTAGGAAAGTTTAGCACAACTATTACAAAAGATGGCGTAAGGACTAAGACAATTAATTACGATGGGAAAGAGTTTAATAACTCTCTTGATGGCGTTGTGAATGCAGCAATTAGCGATGCAAACGGTATAGATGCTTTAGAATATCTATCTGGCCCAGGAGGAAAGAAACTAGTTCTAACAGCTCCAGCTAATGCTAATGAAATACAGGTTAAAATTGACAATGAGACTCAACAACCAATTGCCGTTGATTTAGACAAGGTAATTAGTGATGCTAAAAAAGGATTAAGAAAAGAAATAATAGGATCTTTAGATAGAACTTATGAAAGGTCTGTGGATAAGAAGGATGCTGCTAAAGCAAAAGCTTATGACGCTAGGTTTAAAGCTACTTTTCTGCCTAACAGAATAGCTGCTAAACAAATGATGGCTAATATGCAAGCTGGGAAACCTTTTTTAAATGTTATAATAAAAAGGGTAGAAGGAATGGATGATCCAGACACAAGAATTGTATCTAAAGATAAAGTAGTCGATCCAGCTGCATTAGCAAGTTTCCCTAATGCTAATTTCTTTTTACTAAAAGACGGAAAATTAGAAGGGGTTACAATTAAAAGTGAGTCACAAATTGAAAACTTTATGAATGAGTTAGAAGGGTTGACTCCAGAAAGAATTGACGAATACAAAATGGATATAGAAGGGTATGACTTTTACGAGGAAAATGGAGTTGTAAAATATGACACTCCAGCCACACAAAAAGTAAAAGTAGACAGGTCTATAGATTACCAAGCTTTTTAAAATGAACGAAGAAGTATTACAAGACTTATATCAAAGAGCTCAATCTAAAGGTTACAAAAAATCTTTTGAGGATTTTGTCGCCTTAATACAGGGAGATAAAAATGTTCAAGAAGATATGTTTTCTTACGTAAAGGAAAAGGGATATCGGAAAAACATAGAAGATTTCCAAGGTTTAATTGGTGTAAAAAAAAAAGATTCAGATTTACCTGTTCAGGAGGAAGTTACGGAATCTATTACAGAGGTCGAAACTCCAGATGCTTCATTGGATTCCTCAGAAGAGGTAGTTGAATTAGAAGAGCCTGAAGGAATACCTGATCCAGTTGATACACAGTCTAAAGTTTTAAGTGAATTACAAATAAATCCTGAAGAGTTTAATAGTTGGAAAGAAGAAAATTTAAGGCCAGAATCAAAAGCATATGATTTCTTTAAAAACATATTATTAAATGAAGAAGGTGAACAGTTTGAAGATGAAGAAAAAATTCAAAAGCAAGTTTCATCATTTTTGGCTAACAAGTTAAATAAAAATCTTGAATTAATAGACGCATCAGATGATGCTTCAAGACAGTCTTTAATAGAGCAAAATAAAAAAGATTCTCAAACCCTTTTAAACAACTTAAAGTCATACAACAAAGAAGTTATCCTGGATGAAAGAGAAGATAGACGTAAACTATTAGAGAGACAATCAGGAGGTATTATAACCAAGGGCGCCTCTACAGCCCTTGAGGTTTTAAAAGGTGGTGCTAATGCAGCTGTTAAATATTCTATGGGTGTTGCATCTAGTCTTTTTGCAGAAGCTGATGCACTACTAACATCATCAGGTTTTGAAAAAAAAGGTGCCTTGGCCGGCATAAGCGAAACATTTTTAGATGCAGCTCAAGCGCACGATTTAGATTTTGGGCAAGTTAAAAGAGCTGCTTTTACACAAGGAAAAGAAGTAATTTATAACGGAAAAGAATATATTGTTTCTGACACTGGAGTTATTTATGATGGAGACACAAATATAAGAGTTGATGACATTCTACCAGAAGGAGATGTAATAGAAATAGCAAAAAAAGCATCTTTAATAGAAGGAGATAGCACAAACATAGATTTAGGGTCTAGCTTAACAGGGATAGCAGGTACGTTAGTAAATCTTTATGGTTTAATAAAAAATTCTAAGGGCGTATCAAAATCTCTTGGAGTTAATCCTAAGCTAGGTATGGGGTTAGTTTCTTTTTCAAGCACAGTTGCCGATAATATGGCTTCTGTAAAAGATGACCTTATGGCTCAAGGGTTAAGTGAAACAGATGCTAATGATAAAGCTGTTGTCTATGGTAATTCCATATCTACTCTTGATGGTCTTTTTTCTGCATTAGCCGGAAGTAATGAGAAACTATTAGGATCTACAAAGATAGTTAAAGATGCTTTATTTGACTTAGCTAAGAAAAAGGGTAAAGATTTCTCCATAAAACAACTTAAAGATAAATCAAGGGACTTAATTAAGGAAAACGCCAAAGAATTATTTATAGAAGAAATACCTGTTCTTTTATCTGAAAAAGGTATAAATAGTTTAATAAATTACACTGCAGGTGTAGACGCTAGGTCTGGTATTGAGGATTTAAAAAGGGCTGATGTGTATGAAACTATACTTTTAACTGTAGGGGCAACGACCGGAATAGGTTCTAAAAAACTTCTTACAAATAATCAAAGAAATGACATTGTTAGACAGTTAGCACAAAACACAGATGGTTTAGAAAAAGCAGGGACTAAACTAGTAGATGACGGTCTTCTCACTAAAGAAGAGGCTGCTAAGACTATAAATGAAGTTAAAGCAATGGAATATGCAGAAGCTAAAACTTCAGGAGCTGTTAAGATTACTGAAAATATGTTAGAAGCAGCTGCTTTAATAACAAAAAAAGAACAATTAACAAAAGAAAAAGAACAAACAGACCCTTCTCTAGTTGGTGATATTGACAATAGAATAGCTTCTATTAATAAGCAACTGGAACAAATCAAAGAAAAAGATGACGCAGACGTAAGGGGTATTATTAAAAACGAAAAAGATGCCATTCAAAAGCAAGAAACAGGAGATATACTTGATGCTGAACCAGCCGAAAGTGTACAAGAAGTGGAAGCAGAAGTACGGGAGCCTGCTGTCGAAACGGAAGAAGAAGCAGTAATACAAGACTCTCAAATTCCAACAAGTAAAGAAATATATACCATCGAAACAGAAGAGGGGGAAGGAGCTAAAACTGTAGAAATAACTATAAATAAAGACGGAAGCAGGAGTGTTGTACAAAAGGTAGATGGTGAAGTGGCTTCATCTGATAATATACCTGCAGCTAATACTTTAAACAATAATGAATACGTAGAGGGGTCGTTTGGTCCTATAGCTGGAGAGGTTGAAGTAGTTGTAATGGAAGATATAATGAGCCCTGCAATGAAGAAAAAACTAACCACCCAACAAAAACAAGAGTTAGGTATAGTTGAAGAAGCTACTAGTTTACAAACCGTAGAAGAAGATATTATCATATATAAAGGAACGGGTGGTAAAAGAGATGCTGCTGGTAATTTAAAAACTAGGCACCCTAGTGCTAAAGGTTCTTTCTTTAGTGCAGATAAAAACATAGCAGAGACTTATAAAGGAGAAGGTGAAGTTGTTGAAGATGTGATTCCTGCTGGAGCAACAATAGAAGAAGTTCAAGTAGACACTAAGGGATTAACTCCTGAACAATTTAATAAAGCAGAAGAAGACGCCATAAATGCATCTCAAGCAGATGTTGTTAAGCTTGTCACTATTGAGAATAGAGGCAAGGGAACAATGAAAGAAGTTCAATACATTGTAAAATCAAAACGATCTCAAAAAACAACTAAACAAACATCTAAAGCAGAATCTCTTAAAAAAAGAATTAATAAATTGTCTAAGTCACCTAATGTAGAAGGAACTGTTGCTCAATCAGTTAAACAGTTTTTAAGAATCAACCCAAGAACAGTTTCAGATATTGATGCTTATATATCTCAAGCTGAATCTATGGTAGAAGGACTTAAAAAAAGCAGGACTTTTAAAGGGGATGTTAAGATAGCTGAATCGGTAGATATTAAAAAAGTAGATGAGTACAGTAGTAAAGAATTAAAAGTTCAAGAGCAAGCACTTCGTGAGCAAGAAGCTAAAGCATTTGAAGAATTAACAGGGTTAAGTTCTGAAGAATTATCTCTAGGTGAAATGAGAGAAATTTTAAACAGTGTAGATGACACTAAATTAACTCCTGAACAAATAAAATTAAAAGCTGAGAAAAAAGCAGACATTATCGCAAAGGGAATTAAAAAAGCTTTCTCTACTTATAGTGCGGTAATAAAAAAACAAATAAAGACAGGTATTGATCCTTTTACTGGTGAACAAGTAAAAATATCTGCTAATAACCAAAAAATTATTCAAAACTTTTTAAATGTTGACTTAGATAATTTAAGTCCTGCTGAACAGTTGAAGGCATTAGACGCTTTAACCAACTTCGCAACCAACCAAACTACAGGAGGTATGAATGCAACTATATCTCAAGATAAAGGAGTAAAAGAAGCAAAAGGATTAGTAAAGAAAGGGCTTGAAGCTAAATCATTAAAGTTTTTAGGAAGCAAAGGATTGTCTCAAGGTTGGATAAAATATATATCCTCTATCCCGTTAGCATTTGAGTTTATGTTTAAGGGGCAGTCAAAAGGTTTGCAGTTTCAAAAATCAAGTGGTTTTGGAGAGATAACTAATGGAGCTTCTAAAGCTGATAAAGAAGCTAATCAAGTTTTTGATAATTATTTCAATAAGTTTTATAAAAAATCTAAACCAAATGGACAAGCTTTTAATACAGCAGAAAATGATATAGAAAGAGGGATGTTTGCTTTTATGAGAAGAACTGTTGATGGAACTTTAGAAGAGCAACAACAAGAATTTAAAAGAAGAAAAGGATTAATAGAACAAAGTATAGATAAGCTAAAAGAAACTGGTGAAACTAACGATCAAAATAAAGCCAAGGTTTATGAAGAGGTTTATAATAAAATATTAAAAGAGTCAAAAAATATAAATGATATTGACTCTAAAGTGGACCCATTAAATAAAGAAGCAGTTGACTGGGTTACTAATGAGTGGGCATCTCGTAGAAATGAGTTAGCAGATATATCTTTGAATGTATACAACAGGATATTAGGTAAAGACATAAACTATACTCCAGACTCATTTACTTTGGTTGAAACTCCTAGTTCAGAACAAAACATAGGTGATCCTATTTTTGAAGGTACAAGCGAAGTTATTTATGATAAAGAAACAGGGGTTTTAAAACCTAAAAAACCTAGCTTTGTTCTGCCAGAAAATAGAATAATTAATTTAGGGTTTGATTCCCAAAACAGTAGAAATTTAAACGCTGCTCTAACTGATATATATACTGCTGAAGGTATTCAGCAGCTAAAAGGATTTGTAAATTCAGATGATTACTCTAAGATAATACCAAACAAGTCTGATCGTGATTTAATTACAGAAAGATTTAAAAGTTACGTAGATGCTAAAAGAGGTGTTTCTTCTATAAAGTCTAAAAATCAAAAATCTTTAAGCATATTAAATAAATTTTCATCATTAGGTGTTGGTAGAGCTTTAGGTGGGCCTACTCAATTTATAAAACAGTTAGTTCCTTTAGTAAATACAATGTCTAATGCAGGTCCAGTTTCTACTGTAAAAGGATTAACCCTTTTAACCAATCCTGCTGTCAATAAGTTTTTAAACAACAGCGGATATGGAATTGCTAATAGAGGGTTGCAGTCTTTAAGCTCTTTAGAGTCTACTAATTCTAAAATAGAGAATGCTGCTAAAAGTATTTTTGGTAAAGCATTAAATCAACTAAACAAAGCTAATCAAGCTTACCTTCAAGCTTTTGTAGCTAACCCAGATAAGGTAGCTGCTAGAGCTTCTTGGATGTCATACTATATTAACTCCTTAAAAAAACAAGGAATAAACCCAAGTGGAATTGATTGGAGTAATCATAAAATGAATAAAGAAGCTGGAGATTTTGCAGAGCAACAAGTAGGTAGACAGCAGAACGTAACCGATATTGATTTACAGGGTGAAATATTTTCTAGTAAAAAGCCATCCGTTCAAATAGCAAGAAAAATATTTTTACCTTTTGCTAATTTTTTACTAAATCAAAAAACAAGAATGTACAGTGACATAAGTACTTTAAGCAATAAAACATCTACATCTCAAGACAAAACTTCAGCAGCTAAATCTATAGGGGGATTAGCGGCAGAAACTGTAGCTTTTAACGCAATTGGATTAGTTTTACTACAAATGTTAGATTTTGCAACACTAGAAGATGACGATGAAGAAGCTAAATTAAAATCATTAGAAAATAGAAAAAAGGGAAGGATTGGAAATATTGTTAAGGACGTTATATCTCCACTGCCTGTAACCGATGTTCCAACTATTGAATTTGCAAATTATGTGTTAAGACAATTTGCTGATGAAGAACCGGAAGAAGAAATTCAGTTATCTACTAGCAGAAGAACCGCTCAACCAAAGAAAAAAGAACCTTTTCAATTATTTTCAGAAGACAGAAAGTCTTATGTTGATAATATGGGTGTTTTGGGAATAAACATTAAAAACGCAGGGGTGTTATATGATCTAGGCAGAATGGCTGCTAAAGGAGAGTATCAGAAAGAATATATGGGAAAAGAAGGTAAAGTTAAAAAAATTGATCCTAAATATAAAGATGCTGCTAAAATTAATTTTATGGCTTATTTTTTATACTCTATAGGTCTTTTACCTTCTGAAACTTCAAGCATAGTTAAAGGAAACATTAAAGATATGCAAAAACAAAAAAAAGAAATTAAACTATCCACAAGTAGATAATTATTATTATATTGAAGGATGAAGATTTGCAACATATGCAATCAAACACATCCTGAATCAAACTTTCCTACTGCCGGAGTAAAAAACGGTAAGAGATACTCAAGACTTCAATGCACTCAATGCTACGGTAAAAAGAAAAGACATCGTAGATACGTCAACAAACAATGGCTTAAGGATTTAAAAGAGACAATGGCCTGTGAGTCCTGCGGATACTCTAAAGAAACACATCCTAGATTTTGCACTCAAGCTCTTGAGTTTCACCACCACGAAGATAATAAGAAGTTTGAAGTAAGTAATGGCGTACACAGAGGAATGGCCATTAAAAAACTTCAAGAAGAAATAGATAAATGTAAAGTACTCTGTTCAAGATGTCACGTAGAAGAACACTATCCTTCTTGATCTACCAACTCATCTAAAATTTTAATTAGATTCTTGCAAGACTTATTTAATTCTTCTTGCTTTTTATCCATTAAACTTTCATAAATGTCATCAGTAGTGTCGTTGATCATCTTAGTTATAAAGTTAACGTATGTGACGTGGTGTTTCATTGTTTTAAATCTTCTGAGTATAAAAACTCGTCTCCTAATTTTTTATCTATTGTTTTAATTGTTCTGTATATCTCAACACTTCTCCTCTTCACCTCTTCCTTTTCTGATTTTGTAGAATCAATACCTAGATGCGCATACAAACTGCAATCAATTCTCAATAATTCGTCTATTTTGTCTTTATCGGTCCAGGTTTTGAACTCTAATATCTTTTCTATGTCTTCAAATTTATATCTCATTGTAAATTTTTAATTCTGGAGCACTCAATCCATCTACGCTATATGATGGCATAGAACCGTAATCCATTTCGTTTTTATAATAAGGCTCGTTCTTATATCCTAGTTTTGCTTTTTCCACTGAAGAATCTTTAATGTAGTGGTTAAAATTTCTTCTTAAGAATGCAACAGTCAAGCCATACCTATCTGCTATTCTTTGTAATTTCTCTCCTTTAACTAGTCTAAATAATATGTTTTTTTTATCCTTTTCTGTAATAATGTGTTGGAATTTATAATCAAGATTCATTTAAGTTTAAATTTAAGTTTATTAAGTCTAAGTACTCATCACTATCTATTTCTCTAACATCAGTGAATGAATATAAGTTTTTGTCTAATCTAACACAATCAACAGAAAAAAAAGTAGCTTCTGGCTTATGTATTACACCACCATAAGTAGTGGTTTGATTTGGATTAAGGTTGTCTAGTTTTTTATTAATAAGTTTTGCAATAGCCATTGACTGAACCATAGAGAAAGACTGTTGAAGCTTGTCAATAAACCCCTCATCCACATCAAATATTCTATCCTCTATATACTTCTGTCTCAAATCCGTGCTCATTTAACTCTTTTAATCTATACTCCTGTAGCTTAGATAGCTTTCCTTTTTCTGTTTTAATCTCTGAAAATAAAACAGAGTCTTTTCGTATTGCAACCAAGTCGGGTATGCCATTTTTATTAGTCTTAATTAATTTAATGACATAATAACCTTCAGCTTCTAGCTGCTTTATTCTTTTTGATTGAATTGCGCTTTCTTTCACTATATAACATTCTAACTTTAAAGCCTAAATCAGAATCATTTGGATTTTTTTTAACCAAAATTTCAATTTGTCTATTAAAGTTCATCTTTATAAATGTAGTGAATTATATTTATGTAACTCATAAAAATACTTGGTAATTTTTTTATTATTTTCAAACTCTGTTCTGTAAGGAGCAAACTTTGGAACAATATCAGAGGTGATAATTTCTTCCTTCAATTCGTTTAAATCATACATATATATTCCAGAATCGTCTTTAACTAAGTAAAAAGGCTTTTTTTCTAAAGCTTCTCCAATCATTAATAGATTGTAGAACTTATCTACTTGTATATAGTGAGTATTATAAACAACATCCCTAACTTTAATTTCTATGATAGAGATGTCGTTGTAAGCATCGTAAGCTTCATATTCATTTTCTGTAGGCTTTAAACCTCTTTCGTATTTAAGGTTTAACTCTTTAATTAACTGAAGCTCTTTCTTTTTCATTTCCACTGGTTTCTACCAACTAACATTCCAATTATGCCATAGTTAGCTATATCAATAAATGTATCCTCTTGACCTTCACCAGGAACATAATTCTTGCCATTTCTAATTAAGTTCTTTAATCTGCTTATTTTGTCAGTTAATCTAATGGATAAACCTGTCAAAGCAAACTTTTTGTCTTCTGGTTTCTTTAAATCACCTCCCAATGCAATATTACTTAGTCCGTAATCCATTTGCTTTCTTGCAAATAATTTATACATCTCTTGCTGTATTTCCTTGAACTCCTTAGATAATTCAGGATATTGTTTTTCAAATGTTTCGATCTCTGTCATTTTATTTTATTTTTATAATTTAAGTAAGCTCCTTCAATATTGAATCCGCATCCGCATTTTTTGTGATTACCTTCAAAGTAATTAACATACTCCTCTCTTGGTATGCAGTACCAATTGTTATTATAAGGGTTGAAATGATATATTAAGTTAAATTGTTGCATATTTTTTTTTGACATCCAATGCCATTCTTTTTTAATCATATGAAATAGTCTCTTTTAAAATGTCTTAATGTATAATCCTTTTTACTGTTCACAGCTTTGTATATCATTTTCTCAATCCCTTTCTCAGAAAATATCCAATAGATGTTATTATGCATTCTCTCTTTAGTAGTCATACGATCACGACTCTGCCAATAGCTAGTAGCACTAAAGTCAATATTGTAATAAACCAAGAAGTCTGCCTTTCTTAAGGATATTCCCTCTCTACCACTCACAATCTGTAAAGCAATGTTCTTGTCTGTACTGTCAAACTCTTCTAGTGTGGTACATAAATTATCACCAAAAACCTCGCTCAACGCTGTTAACTCAGCTTGAAACTTATAAAATATAGCTATCTTTTGACCATCAAACTTTTCCTTAATAAACTTTGCCTTGCTTAAGTCAAGTACAATTCTATTACCACTCTCAAACTTTACCGTTCCACTGCACATCTGATGCATCTTAGTCATTAATTTAACAGCAGTATCACCCAATATATACTCACCATCTATCTCATAGACTAAATCCTTTCTAAGTACTTTAATCATATCACTAACCTTTTCACTTATAGGAACTAATAATACCTTTTCATTAATAGTGGTCTTAAACCCAGCCTCTTTTTGACTGTACGAGATAGTATAAGGCTTCATTTTCTCTACAATCTCAGCCAGACCTTTGCTGTAGTCGTTTATATTATATCCATTGATCTTTTTCTGCACTACCCTTACATACTCACTAGCAAACTTATAAAAGCTCTTATGTTTGCTAAAAGGATTTCCAGGCACACCATACACTTGGTGATACATCTGAGAAAAACTCTCCGGAGTAGGAGTCCCTGACATTAAAATGACATATGGTTGATGGTCTTGTATTAATTCTTTTACAGTCTTAGCTCTTTTACTAGGCTTTGGAAAAGCTCCCATTGAATGAGCCTCATCACAAATAACAACATCCCAACTCTTATCGCTTATTTTATGTAGGCTTTCGTAATTAACCACCTCTAAATAAAATCCTGGACCATATGTATGGTAATCAGTTTCAATACTACTTATTGCTTTTTTCTTAGTAATAAACAATACATTTTCAATATTAAGCTTTTCGCATATACCTAAAGAAGTTAAGGTTTTACCTGTTCTAACTTCCATAGACAAATAAAGTAGTTTATGGTTTTTAAGTACTTTTAACCCTTTTTCAATGATATTTAACTGATAATCTCTAAATTTCATAGCAGTTTTTGGATTTTAGCACATTTCTCATAATCTTCAATATCTGTAAAATATTCTAACATTAGTTCTATCATTTCTTTATCATCAGGATAAACAGGATCGTGAGCAAAAAGAATATCAACATTAACTACACCTAAATCTAAATCATCTAAAACATCTTCTACTCCCCAACCCTCAACCACCATTTTGTAGGTGTTGTTAAAAGCAATATGTAATCTTTCTGGATCTAACTCAATCATATCTCTAACTTTCCATTGGTTTCTAACTCGTGCTTGCTTCTGATTCTAATCCATTTTCCGTTGTGGTCCTTGCCTTCATCAGGATTTACTCCAGTTTTAAAAACAGAATAATAAGTAAGCCATTGATAAAACTTAGTTCTTGAAACAGTCATCTTGGCTTTTGGAGCAAAGTCTGGATTGTCTGCTATAAAATCCATATACAATTCTTGCTTGTATATTTTGTACCCATTTTCAAAATCTTCATTAGGGCTTTTTCCATCTAATAGCCCAACCCACTCTATAAACTCGTGACAGGTCTCAGCAGATAACTGACGTATTTTAAGATTAACAAATGAACTCTTAACTAATCCCTTGTTCATATAATACTGCAAACAGTAAATCATATAATTATCAAAACTACACCACTCATCATCAGTCCACTCACCAAACATCAACTTGCCAAACTCATCATAAGGAGTAAATGATTTATTGTAATATTGGTTTAATTCTAACTCCCACTTTCTTCTTTCAAAAGAATTACCCTTTCCTTTAATAGCATAGTTGGTTGTAATAGCAACCTTTGGTGACTTTTTAAAAGGAATCTTAATAGCATCCTTGTTTTTCTTCTCTAGTGTCAATCCTTCTGTAATTACACTAAATAATCTTTCAAAGTCAAAGTGTTTCTTTACATCATCAAAACAAAGTATCT